AGTGTAGGTGTTTATATAAATACTCGTCTAGTTTAATGAGGGTCGAAAGGGCTACGTCTTTGCCGTCTAGAAAATTGTTTATTTGGAAATGGTGAAACTTGCCAGTCCGTTCTTTTATTTCGGTTACTATTTGATTTCTTGTCCGTGTTTTCAACAATTCTTTAAGCCCACGCCTTAGCGCTTCGTCTTGAATGAACATGATCATGCTTTAAAAGGGTAAGTCGTCGTTTGAAACTAGGGGCGCAGATTGTGGGGCTACGTAAGGTTCAGAAAAAGACGCGCTAAAATAGCTATTTCCATTACTTGACGTCTTAACCCAAAGGGCAACTTCCATTTCTTTGCCGTTTACGTTCACTTTTCCCCTGTAGTCGGGTTGGTTAGCGCTCGTCTTTTTGTCGTTTTTAAAGATTGCTCCAGTGTTTAACTTGTTTTCCATTGTATATATTAATTAAAGTTACAAAATATTGAGTAGATTATTAGCATTAAACCTACTGCGAGAATAACCATAGTGCCATAAGCTGCCATCTCTTCTCTGCGGTCGTCTTTGTTTAGTTTCATTGTTCTTGTTGTTTAAATGTTTTTACTTCGTCTTTTAGTCGTTCTACGTACAAAGTCGCGTCCATGAGTTCGTCTTGTAGGTGTGTAAGCCATTCTAAGGCGCTTAGGTCGTTTCTTTCTAGCGTAGTGTTGTATTTCATTATTCCTAGTTTCGAACGTTCGTTAAAACGGGCTAAAACACGTAAAACTATTTTGTCTTCTATTTGCTGTTTCATAGGAAATTATAAAGGGTTTCGTAATACTCGCGGCATAGTTCGACGCGTTCTTTAATTTGTTCTATTACTTCGTCGTCGCGTTCAACCTCAAAGACTTTCACACGGCGGTTGTCGGGAATGTGGTCGAAGTTGTGGCGCTTTTGCACTTCGTCTATTAGATCCAAACTTTCTTCTAAAAGGTTAGCGTTCCAGTGCGCGCGACGTATTTCGTCTTGCACCATGTCTAGCGGTGTATTGACTAGGCAGTAAACTAGTAAACTTTTTTGTTTACCTGTAAGCCACATATAGCCCTGTAATTGATAGTAATAGTCTTTAGTCGGTATTTCTGTAGCAAAAAATGGGAATGTCGTAGCGTCCCAAGAAGACTTAACGTCTAAAATAAGGCTAGCCGTGTTTACGTCGGGCGTACCCGTTACCCAGTCGTTACTGAAATGTTCGTCGTTCTTTAGAATAAAACCTAACTCTAGGACTTCGCTAGCTAGTTTAATGCTTTCGTCTTCTACTAGATTGCCTTTGTCGGTGTAACGCGAGTTAAACGTCTTGACTATTCCGTATTTTGCTAGTAGAACTTGTTCTTCTACGTAGGTCTTAGCCGTTTGGCTAAGTATTTCGCTTTTTGAACGCGGCGAGGTCATGATTTTACCAAGTGCCGAGCATCGTACTCTAAAAGTATTCATAGGGCTTCGAGCATTTCGGTTTGTGACTCAGTCAAAGTGAAGCTAGACGTTATCTTTTCTTTAGTTACTTTGCCTTCTACGATAGCTTTACACGCGTCTTGAAAGCGTTTGTTGTCAATAGCGGGTAATTGCTTTACTTGTTCACCGCTTGCGTCCGTGTCTTTATCGGTAACTAGTCCTAAAGCTGAACTGAGGGCGTAACGTCGAACGTAAGTAATAGCAGACCCCATAACTTGGAAGTCGTTCATGCCTTTAAGTTGTACACCTTGCGGTATTGCCGTAGTGCTTTCGATAGTTTCGCCACTTTCTACATGGAAAATGCACGTTACTAAGTCTGTGCCGTTAATTAATTGCGTAAAGCCTAGCCCGTGTTTCTTTAGTAGCGGGTTAATCTTGTCGAAAATAGCGGGTAAGTCGGCGTAAGAATAGCCGAACCCCTGAGTCCCTTTGTGAATTACTGGTACTTCTTGTTGGAAATTAGCCAGCGCTTTAAATAAATTTTTCATAGCTTGTTTTGTTTACGTGCGTTACAGATGCGCACCCCCCTGTTTAATTAGTAACTATCCGAGTAATACTTTTCGACCCCGTCTATAAATAGATAGCGTTCTTTAAGGTAACCCTTTTCGTCTTTAACGTCTACGTAGACTTTTTCTTTTGCGATCCAACCTTCTGAATTTAAACCTTCGGCGTTATGCTTCTTGCTTAACTTAGACGCCAGTTTCAATGCCGCGCTTTTTGTTTTTCGTTCGTGCCATTGTAGTATATCCATACCACCATTAATGCTACAAACTTCTATTGAATACACCATAGCTTGTATTTTATCAATGAACTTATATCCAAATATAATCATTAATTAGATACAAATATAAATTTTAACAAAAAATTAACAATTTTAACTAAATTTTAACAACTTGATTAGTTCTTAATCTTGACTTTGTTTAATATCTAAACACTTTTTTTTGTACGTCGATATAATTTTTTTTAGTTCGTCGGTGGTGTACTTACGCACCTCATGGGCCTCAGCGTGCAGTTTTAGCAGTCGTTCAGCGCCTATTCGCTTTTCAATACCTATTTGATATTCTAAAAGGTTGCCGTGTTTATATCGGTTACAGGTTACGCATTGTGCATGAACGTTGTCTTCGTTAAACGTGACGGCTTTGTGTCCACCCATGCTGAAATAATGCCCAGCGTCGTACTTTTCACCCAAAGAACCGCTGCAACTGACGCAAGGTTTACCTTGATCCCTTAGGCGTATGTATGTATTGAATACTTTTTGTGCTTCTTTAAGCCAGTCTGAGTTCGTTTTTATTTCGTTCTTAAGCTTGGCCTTCGTCTTTTTCCATTCCTTAGCCTTAACTTCTTCTACAAACGCTTTAATACATTCGTCTTTTAGACAATACTTGGCGTTGAAACGGACAGGCTCGAACTTGTCTTTACAATTTTTACAACGCATTTATATAGTGTTTAGGGTATTGACATTCTTTAAGTAAACATTTTTTCTTTTCGCGTTGATCTAAAAATTTAATGTATCTAAATTGCCTTAATTCATGCTTAATAGCCTTGTCATAAAAGCCACGACTTTCTAATTCCGTTTTTTTATTCCGTTTGCCGTTTGTTATTCTACTATTGTGGTAAATTTCGTTTTCAAATTCCCAAAAAATACTTTTATGCTCACCATAAAAACTAAAACTAGCCGCTTGATAAACTATCCCAAGACCACCGCAACGCTCGTCCGCAAAAGATTGAATCCATTTTACACGCGGGTGTTTTTTACGTAAATATTTAACACAATAACTTATAGCTCTACTTTCTGCGTATTCTATGCAATTGTCGTCTATCCACATTCTATTTAATTCTTTGTACTCATCTATTTTACTATCCTGTACGATAGACTCATGACTTTTAGGGTTCATTGCATATCCTAATTGTAAAGCCCCACATAAATTACCATTGTAAAATACACCCAAATGTATATGTGTGGTTGCATCGTTACAAACCTTTTTTGAATAGTGGTTTTCAATTATTATTTTTTTACTTATTTCTTTTGGTATTTCTTTAATATAAAAGTCCATAGACCCAAAGCCTATGCATTCCTTTTCACCCCACAGACTTTCTTGTTCTTTAAATATGTATTGTTTCATTTTTGATAAATTTTAAGACTTGGTTTTTATTCTTGAAGTGGTGTACTACAAACTTTCGTTCTGTAAAGTCGTATCGCACGGCTCGTAATTCACGCAGCATTCTTGCACGTGTGCATCTTTTACAACTGAATAGCTTACCTTTTCGTTCTGGTCGTCCGTATTCGCGTCGGTTTTCGTCGTAGCTTGTAAGTGGTTTAAACTTGAAACAGGTAAAGCATTGTATTTTGTCATAGTTCATTATATTTTTTCTATTTTAAAGTAAACTCTAGAAATGTTTTGCCAATTTCTTATATAAATAGGTGTCAATTTTTTTCTATTACGGACACCAATTTTTAACACTACATTGACTAAGTTTTCGATAGTAAATTGTTCGAGCGTTTCAATGCCGTAAAATTTATTTACGTAGTCAGTTCTTTTAAAACGCAAATGTCCAATTTCACCAAATGTAATAATCACACCTTTTTTAGCCATTTTAATAGACAAATCAAAACAATCAAAGGCGCTACCAAAAGGGTCTATATCAATTAAATCAAAACTGCAATTTTCATAGTACAATTTGCAAACTAATTTTTCCGCCTTATCGTTGTAGTACGTATTAAATTTGCTTTCTATATCGTTAGTATATACTTCATATACTTTGTCTAAATAATAAGAATGCGCGCCAGCAAATAAATCTAGTACGCTTTTAGGTTTTATTTCAGACAAAAACAATTCATTATGAAAATATTTGTCTTCAAGGTGCTTTTCATTGTATGTATTACTTTTTTTTGCAATACGTTTCATTTTAATTTGTACCTGTAAAACATCCCTGTCTATAGACTCGGCAATAGCTTTTATTGAATGGCCTTTTTCTTTTAAATCTATGCACCATTCTATTTCTTTTTGAGTCCATTTTCTAGGTTGGTTTAATGTAATACCACCATTTTTTAAAAGTTTTCCTTTGTATTCATTTGGCATTTTCATAGTTCTATGTCTTTAAATTTAAGTTCGTTTTTTAGTTCTTGGTAGGCTACTCGAAGTTCAGCGTTACGTCTAGCTAGTTGGTTTAGTTCTCGGTTCAGGCCTTTTATTTCGTTTTCCATTTCGATAATTACTAGTTCAGTTTTTAGAAGTTGTTCTTCGCTTTCTTTGCTTCCTTCTATGTAGTCCTTTGCGTCGGGTTTGTCCTTTTCTAGCTTTTCACGTACGTTTTTAATTCGTTCTCGAACGCACCAAATAACGTTTTTAGCCCAAAGTATTTTTAAGTTGAGATCCATATTTAAAAGGGTGTTTTTGTTTGTATTTCTTTTGGTCGGTGTTTACGTAGTGGGTCGACTCCGTACACTTCGAAGCCTAAACCTTTGTTAAAGTCGAGCATTACAGGTTCGTTAATAGGTGTGTGACGTCCGCCTGTTTCCATGTCCTTAACTTTTTCGACGTTTACCCACGTTTTGAATTTCATTTCAGGGTGTTTGATTAGTCGGTGAATAACAAACATATCGTCACACCTATTCAAGAAACTTTTACCGCCTTCGATATGGTCTTTCAAGGGAGCTTTCAGGTGTCCTTTGTATTCGCCTTCAGTATATAAATTCCCGTTACGTCCGCTTTCGCTATTCGGGTGGGTGTTTATGTAGATAGTCATGCCTGTACTATTGACAAACTGACGTGCTTTGTTCATAAAGTCGTAATTGCCAGCAAATGACATTTCCCTATCTAGGCCCGTGAATGGATCAATAAGACCAACCTTCGCCCCGCTTTGCTCAAACAACGCTAATATGTCTTCGGGTTTGTACAATTTCGAGTTGTCTATGAATGTAAAGTATTGTTCTAAGTATGCAACGTCACCGCTAATTTGCGAATGGCTTAGTTCCCTGAATGGCTTACCCCTGTACATTTGCACCATGTCGCGCAATATTTGGCCCTTTTGGTTTTCACCCGACCAAATGCAAAAGGTTAAGTCATGCTTAAGGGCTAACGCTAGGAAGTACCAATTTATGAAGTACGTTTTTCCGACGTTGTCATGTCCTAAAATGATGTTTAGTTGTTTAGGTTTAAATTTTAAGTGTTCGTCTAGGTAGCAGTCAAGCCCTAGACCTTGTTTTATTTTGCCGTCTCTTACGTCTAGTAAGTATTGTAGGGCGTCACCTTGTTTTGTTAGCATATTCAAGTTCTCTTTTGCGCATATTGTATGCTATTTGTTCGCCGTCTGTCATGTCTTCGTAACGCTTTTCCTTTTTACTTTCGTCTTTAGGTAGGTAAGTTAGTGTGTTGGCTAGTGACATTTTCCAGTTCTTAATTTTCTCATTTTTACCTTTTCGGTTAATACTCCAGTCGTTTACTACCCAACTTTCGTATTTCATCCTTACAGCTTCATGTAAAACGTCAGGCATTTTTTCTAAAGCGTAAGCCATAAACACGTCTAAACTAGGTATAGTTTTAATATCATTATCATTAACACTATCATTATCGGCATTTTTGGTAACCGCTGGCATATTTGGTATGCGGTCGCATGCGGCGGCATCCCAACGCTTCTTTGCGTTTTCGCTATTACGTTGTCGTATACCTTCGTACTTTTCCAAGTCACGCTTTAAGGTTTGTTTAATTGGTTCGAATACAACCTCAGTAAATTGGTCGCTTTCTGGGTGTTGATCGTTAACGTATCTAAGTACGTGTTTAAACAATTTACCCGCCTGTTCGTCGTTCAGCTTCTCGATTGTATGTATTAAGTCAGCATACAATAGAAAACTTTTTTTGTCTTTTGCCATTAGTTGTTTGTTAAGCATAAAAAAACCCTCGCAAATCCGTAGGGTCTCACTTCTACTTCATTACAAGGGTTAATAATACCTTAGGGCTTTATTGTGTGAGACCAAGCCATGTACAAATATAACGTTTTATTCGGCTAAAGGTTGCGTCGGTTCTTCTTTTTTTTCGTAAAAACCCATTTTAATACGTCTTTGCACCCGTTTAAATTGCTTATAGTTTGATGCGTCTAGAACGTCTTGTCTTAAATCGTATTCTTTAGGGCGTTTAAAAAACGTAGAATTGTACAGGAACTTTGCTTCGCCTAAATAGTCAGCTAGGCATTTCGTTTCTGCGACGTAGTCCGCGTCTTTGTAGCTTAATAACTCTTTGTGAACACGTAACCCGTGAATTATTGTAGCGTGGTTCTTACTGAATATTTCGCCTATTTGCATAAGGTTTAAGCCAGCTTCTCTTAGTTCATTGAATAAATAGTAGCGTTTAAACAAGACTTCGCGTCTTCGTGTTTTTGCAGTCAGTTGGTGTATTTCGATTAATTCGTGTATTAAAGCTAGTCTACTCATATTTCCGTTAGTTTAAATTTACCGCTTTCGTAATTGCCTGTACTTAATAGTTCGTGTTTCGCGTAGTAAGCTAGGCTTCTAGAATAGAACCGCCATTCTTGAACGGGTCTTGATCCGATATAATAGGTAAGTAAGTATTTCATAGCTTTTCGATTTCTTGTTTTACGCGTTTCCAATATTTTAAATAGAAGCCTTTCATTTCTATGTCTGTGTGTGTAATTATTTCGTGTTCGGCTATCATTTCATTTGCGACAATTAGGGCCGCTTTTTTCGCCTCGTGTATTGTTAACCTTTCAAACGTTCGCAAACACGTTGTAATTAAGTCGTTGCACTTGTCTATTGGTGTCATATTTCTTGCATTTTGATTTCACAAATTCGGTCGTACAATTCAAAGTTAAAGTTGTCCCAGTACCTAGAAAGTCTATAGTCCCTAAATGAACCAATAATTCCCGTCGGTGTGGTAGTCTTCGTCTTCGTGGCATCGGTTGGCGAAGTCGTGAAATTCGTCGTTTGCACGTCGAAGAAGTTCGTCCAGTGCTTCGTCGGCTTCGTCGATTGTAATTGTTGGCTCGAAGTTTGTGCTTTCGATTTTCCAATTTTGTTTGTCGTTGATTTTGTCATAGTTGTAAAAGATTTCTACTACGCCTATAAGTTCATCGTTTGAGGCGCGGTAAATTAAAATGTCTAGTGAACGGCTATAGGTACTGCCGTCGCCTTCTTCAAAGTAAAATTTATTTTCCATATTTTCTAGTATATACGCCCTGTGCATACTTTGCCCAAGACCCCTTTAGTTCGTAGTTGGGTTTCATTTCAGTTTGTGGGTTATTTACTTCCGTGTCTAAAACGGGCGGTGTGTTGGTTGAAACAAGCCATATAAAGATTGAAGCTATCGGAATAAAGAAAATTACAATGTGCTTAAAAAAGTCTTTGTCGTAGTCAGGTAGTTCGCGCCATTCTTGAATTATTGCTTTCATTATTTCTGAGTTATGTGGTTTAACATTTCGTTTACTTCTTGCCACACGGCGTAATGTCTTTTTGTTACAGCGTGTAAGTTGCCGTTTGCGTCACGTGCTTCTAAGTATTCTTCCCATAGTTGACGTTCGCGTGCTTGAATAAATTGTAAAATTTCATTTGCTTTCATAGTATTTCGTTTTTGATTACCTGACAAAGTTATATACAAATATCAAACTAGCAAACTTTTTAACAAATTTTTTTCACATTTTTTTTAAATTGTAGTATTTACAAGGGTTTCAGACGTAAACTTTTTTTTCGTGTTTAAGGTTTTACCCTTATTTTGTGACAAAGTTTGTAAGGTTTTACCCTTATTTTATACATAACGGGTCTGTCGTGTATAGATTTTTGCGTTTTCTTTACATAAGTAAACTACTTAAAGTAGGTGAAAAACACTTAATGTCCTATATAAGTTGCTAAATCAATGCTTTATAGTCGGTTTATGACCGATTATGTCCAGTTTTTTCAACTATAAAGTGGACAAATAGTAAATTATTTTTAACCTAAAAGTTGACATTCTTAATTCGCGAATAGCAAATTTTACCAAACAAAAAAGCCACCCCCGAAAGAATGGCTTTAAAACAAGACTATGAATGAATAGCGTAAAGTTATTTAAAAAAGTATTCGTTTATACTCTTTGTTAATAACCCGTAGTTAAAATGAATAAAGCCTGATCGTCCTAGCTGAAAGTTTGTAGCTACCCAATTAGAAGACGGGCTAAACGCTGGGTAATTGTAGTATTTAAATACGTCGCTAGTTGCTGAGTCAAATAAATATAGGTGTGAGTCTCCCTTTTCGAAAATGATTTCGTACCCTTTATTAAGAAGTTGTTGGGTGTTTAAGTAGCCTACTATCTTATTCACTTGGTTCGGGTCTATTTTGGCCTTAAAGCCGTGTTTTAAATTGTGTGTGTCCTTACCATGAGTAGAAACAAAGCAATAATTACCGACTAATTCCCAGTCTATAAACGACGTTTGATTAATTATTTGTACGTTTTTTAGTTGCGTGTTTATGTAGGACTTAACCGCTTGGTTCACGAAGTACGCAAAGTCGCCCGCATGGTTGTCGTTACAAACGTTACGCATTACTATAAGTTCATAGTGTGGGGCTAGAGCTTCTAAAAGACGGACCTTAAACATAAAGGCCACATCAAACGCTTCTTGGTTACTCATGTTCTGAGGCAACGAATGGCCACCCCTAGTAGTATTACCATTAAACCCGTCTAGAAAGTCGCCTAGATCCGAAATATAAAGTATCTTACTTTCTTGTTTGGCTAGGGTGAAGTTAACCATTTCCGTAAGTCTGTAGAAAAGTATAGTTTTGTCCCATTCTGTTTCGTACATATTACGTCCTTTGTCGCTGGCGTCCATGCCTACGTGTACGTCTGTAAATACTAGCTTGTCAAACTCGCCTTTGTAGTCCTTCTTTTTAACCTTAGTTACTTCAATCTTTGGGACGTCAGTAAACAACTTTTCGAAGTCGACCTTTTCGATGTCGAACTCAGTTTCAAAATTTGGGTTCTTAAAAAAAAGGCTAGCGTCTTTGTTTTTGAGCCAGCCATGTTTGACGTCTTTGTCGTCGAGTCCTAAAATATTCGCCTGTTTCTTAATAGCGCGGTATTGGTTTATAATGTCCGCTTCATGTGGCGTTAGTCTGTATCTATATTGCTTCATAGAATTGTTTTAAAGTTACGTAACAGGTAAGTCGTGAACATTCCTATTACAAAACCCAAAACTAATAATAAAATATTAGGCTTTGCACTTTCACGTTTTGCGGTTTTCCATTTTACGACCTCAACTTTTTCTATCATTTTAAGCGTGTCACGTTTGAGTTTGTATTCAATACGTGTTTCAAACCTCGTTTTAGGCACGAAAGAACGCTTGTAACGAACTATTGTATCTTTTTGGACTAATACCCTTTCGAAGTATATAGAGTCGTTTAAAACGTACGGAATTGAGTCAACCGAAGTTATCTTAATTGTGTCCGCTATTTCGTCGCATCGGTAACCCTTTTTAATTGCACGGCGTAAGTGGTAGTTTGCGGAGCATGAAGAAATAAACACCGCAAGAAGTGCGGTAATTAACACCTTAAAATTCATTAATGAGGCAATACGTGACATATTTTTGGGGTTTAACTAAACGAATTATAGTTTTGTACTTGGTAACGTTGTTTACTACTTGGCAACCCGCCGACCACCACCCGACTAAATTACTAGTGGGCCTACTTAAGTCGTAAGTGTTAGGGTGAAAGTTAATACCAAAATAGCCCGTGTCTAGAACGCCTTGTTCTTCGCTCGCAGTATCTTTGTCGGTGTCTCTGTAGACTTGTACAGGTGCGCCAAGTTGCAGTAACGCGTCGACTTTGCCGTTATGTTTTCCGTATTTCCAAACGTCGTAATACCATTGTTCAGACTTAAGGACTGCAGCGCCTTTCTTATTAACCTTTTCGAATTGCTTTAAGGTAGGCGTTCCTGGATTGGTTGTTGCGCTAGTAACTTCGATAAATTGACTGCCTTTAAATAGGTAAATTTTGTCGTCGAATGCGTTCGGGTTGTCTTCTTTAGAACGAACACCAAGTAACCAATAGCCAGCGGGAATACCCGAATAGTTATTTAGTTCTTTTACTTTGTTTAGTAGTTCGGTGTCGGTGTAGCTTCTTACCATTTTCAAAGTTATTTGTAAAACCCCCGCCGACAATATCAACGAGGGGGCTCAGGGCAGTTCTAGTGGTATGCGTCCGAGTGTAGTTACTTTAGGTCTTCTAGTTGCGTTCTACTTCTTTTGATAAACTGCATGAATTTTTCCCAAACATTAACCCCTGTAACTGAGTAGTAACTTTCGTTAATACTTTTTACTTCGGTTGCCACACAAAAGAACGTGAACATTTTGGTTAAAACTAGATCAATAGAAATAAAATGCCCTAGAATGTCAGCTACTACGAACTTTTCCAACAGAAAAACGAACGTAATAGCCCCTGTATAAAGTAAGCTTTTAGAAATTGTATGCGACAAACGTCTAGAACGTATCGAAGCCCACCCGTTTTTCTTAACTGAACGCCATATTCCGAAGGCAGTATCCAGAATAATAGTAAACACCGCAAGTAAAACAAGGGGTGTAATAGGACTAAGAACCGAAAGGCTAGCGAAAAGGAATGCTTTAACGTTTGTCGACATCTTAAAATACCATTATAGCGTTATTATAGCCGTTGTCATTGTAGCGCTGGCCACAACGTCCCCAACAAGTACCCGTGCAGTCACACGCTTCTATTTGTGGGCGTAAGTCGGTGTCTTTATTTGTAAGACTAGTAAACTGCGGGTATAGATTTTTGTTAGCTAGTAGGTATTTAATCAAACGTTGTTCGTAGAAACTTGCTTTTTGTGCATAGTGTTCCATGCCGAAAGCTACCTCAGTACGTGAAACGCTACCTGAATAGTCGCCAAATTGTGTTTGAAGACCTTTGTTTTTAAGTTGGTAAGACAAACCGAAGACGGAATCCTCAGCACTACGCCAAGCCACTACAGGTTGTATAAATTCTACTAGCGTTTCTTCGTCAGGTGTTAAGGTCTGAGTATTGTACGCGTTAAGCATATACTTGTAAAACGTAGTTCCTAGAATTGGTTGTACTCTAAGGTCGCTTTGTGTAGCTATGTATGGCGTTACGTCTGTTACGTCTACGTTAGCAGTAATAGGCGTGTTCGTCTTTAGGTATGTTTCAGTAATAAAGTAGATCATAGCGCTTCGGGTTGTTGGCTTGGTATTACGTCGCCACCTTCGATAGGTGCAAGGCTTGCAAGGGCGCGGACTTCGTTAGTTGTCATTGTCGCAAGTACCTTAGTAGCTACAAGCGGACTCATAGCGTTAAGGGCGTCTTGTGTTTTACTAGCGTCGCCTTCTACTTCGACGATTGTTTCGTTAATTATTTGGAAATTCTTAATAGTAAAGTCCGCCTTTAGTCTAGCAATATTAAGTAGTTCGCTAAAGATTTCTGTAACCTGTTCGCGCAACGGAATAACGACGTTCTTTTCAAATATTACGTAAGCTTGTTTAATGTCAGCGCCGTTACCTAAACTTCCCGTAGTTCTAACCCCCATTAAGATAGGGTCGATAGTATGGGCAAAACAAATTTGCTCCGTGTTTAACCCGCTAGCTTCTTGAAATAGTTTATCGTTTTGGTTTGTAGGAATGCTTTCAATTTTCGGTAATTGGTCAGGACTATTAGCAAAGAACGCCACGCCCTTACCTGCATTCTGCGCGCCTTTCATGCGGTCGATAGTGTCACGTAGCACCTTCTTTTCTTCTTCGCTTTGCGGACGTTTAGGGAACA